TTTAGCGCCGTACCAACCATAGCAATCGTGACTACAACTTGCGACAAGTTAGGCTGTGTACCGCCTTGATAAATGTCTGTTGACGTTGCAGATTGATTGGTAATCTGTGTACCAGTAAAGGTAGACAAAGACTGACGACCAACTGCATTGGATGTCAACACACCAGTTGTGAAGTAAGCGGCTGTACCAGCAGCGGCAGTGTAGTTATTGGAAACCAAGAATTGAACACTAGTCAAAGAAGCTGAACCACCAGTTACTGAAAATACAGTAGCAATGTCCAAAAAGACATCATCCAAGTCTGCGCCTGTGGGCAAATAAAACACTGCGCCACGATATACGTTCGTTGCTGAGTCAGCAGGAAGAGTCTGTGCTGTAGGTGTTGCTGTTGCTGATGGAGTGTAAACAACTGCATTTAAGTTTGGAATTCCGTTAGAGGAAACAAACACGCCAGATGAGCCAGCGTAAGTGGATGTACCATTAACTGCGTTGGAGATATCCAAGTCCACATTCTGCACCAACTGGGCATACCCAATATTGCGCAAAGGGCCAAATCTATTGTCGCCCGATATGATTGGGCCTTCAAACGTACTACGTCCCATGATAATTCCTTATGCAAAAGCCTCTTGTTAATCGTTGCATCGTGACCCCTGGGCGGGTTGGCAACAAGAGAAAAAGTCCCAGACAAACTTGAATATACACTAAATTTTAAACTTGTCAACAAAAAAGGGGGCACAAGGCCCCCTAATTTTTAATAGGAACCGTAGATTCCTAGTGGATCGGAATATCCAAAGCTATAACGCTCACGAGCCTTATAACGGACATTACCTGTATCGAAGTCTCCATCCATTGAATTTTGCAATGGGGTACGTTCGAAATGCTTCATACCGTTAGGTACATCAGTAGTCAAGAACCATGCATTAGTTGCGGTCAAGAAGTGGTTAACGGTATAACCTTCAGGGATCGAACCGTTGTTCTTTAGTGCATTAATGTCATTGTTGTTTGTACCAACGCGCAATTCTGTGTCGAGCAAACGAGTTGCAACGAACATTAAAGCTGGTGGAACAATCAACTTCTTGGGTCTAGCAGCGATCAAAAGGCCACGCTCATCTGTCCAAGCAGCGATTTGAATAACAGCATTTTCCAACGCAGTTTCATTCAAATCAGCAGGGGTAGAAGGAGTATTAGCATTTGTACCGCCATTCACTAGGGGGTGAGCCGTAGAGAACAAAGCCTGACCATCACCACCAACAATAGTAGCATTAAAGCCGTTATTCAAAACAGCCGCTGCTTTAACTTGCTTGGTGTAAGCCATAGCACGAGCCAAGCCTTTGGTATAGCGAGCAGATAGAGAGTCATAGAGGTTGTCCTCGATAGCCTCTTCTGTCAAGCTAAAGCCAAGAGCGATAGTCTCATGGTTATAGCGAGCTGTCCATGCCTCTTGCGCATTGTCGTAGGAGATGGCAGTGCCCTCACCCTTGACTGGTGCTGCTGAGAAGCCAGACAATTTGGTTTCTTCTTCAAAAGAACGCTCAGAGGTCTCAGTCTCATAGATCTCTTTGTGTTCTTCGCCGTAGCGAGCGTACTCTAGACCGAACAAAGCGTTCAAACCTGGGAGCAACTCTTTCAATAGTTGTGCACGTGAAATAGCCATTTAAATGCTCCTTAATTAAACGCCAGCAGTGTTAGTCATACCTTGGAATGTTGCATTCCATACGACTAAAACTTCAGGATAACCAACAAAAGACAAAGCTGTACTAGCAGGGACGGTAACACTAGCAGACAACGTGAGAGTTGTGCCACTAATATTTGTCACTGTTAAGTAGTTACCTTGAGCCATACCAGTCACGCCAGGGGCAATGATCTGCATACCGGGTTGGATTGCAGTATTGGAGGCGGTAATGGTCAATGTCGAACTGCTAGATGTTGCTGTACCACTTGTGGCGGTAACAGTAACGGCTGTATCAGGAACGATACCAACGCAACGGAAAGGTAGTGCTGAAGCAATGCGGACATTACCAGAAGTACCAGAGCTGATAACAGCACCAGAAACGGCCATTGCTGAGTCACCAGTATTAGTGTTACCTGCTGTACCTGTAACGGCGTAGAGGTTAGAACCAATAAAAGTAGCGTTAGCATAGCCAACTGTAGAAGCTGTATTGGACAAGGATGTACCTTGAGCAACCATCACTGCTTTGAACACTGTACGTGGATCATCAACGATATAGCCAACTGCGTAGTTAGACACAGTACTGGCAGGCCAGTATTGACCACGAACTGTTTGGCTAGATGAGTTAACATACTCAGCGCCAAGGAAAATGCCTAATGTACCTGCAACAGCAGTTCCAGGAGAAGAGGCAGCGGACATGGTAGTGGTAACAATAGTACCACCAGAAAGTTGAACAATGTCACCATTGAACAAAGACGTGCTGTATGCGCTGGCAATGGGATACATACGGGTTGACCCAGCATAGGGCAAACCGCCGAACTCACTGACAGGCTTAAACCCGTAAGGTGCTGGAACGATTGGATAAGCCATTTAGGACTCCTGATTTAAATTTAAATACCTCTTCCAAAGGACGTAGAAGACTTTCTCTCTCTAAAGATAGGCATTCTTGGGTCACTTTGACGCATTAAATTGTTGTCTACAGCTTCTGTCTGAGCTTGTGTTTGTTTGGCGTAATATTCATCACGCTGCACAATAAACTCTTCGGGAGTCTTGCAAAGTAACAATCCGCCTATTTCAATGTTGTCTTTAAAACGACTTTGAGGATCGGCTAACAGTCTAAATTTGGGTTGTTCCTCAAGGGCAACAGGCTCCCAACCTTCACGAATCTTTGAAGAAAGATTACGAGGGTCAGCAGTCTCTAGCGTTGAGACACGAATCCAACGGTATGCAAATCCGGGCTGTTTGTCTGGCTCGGGTAGCAATTCAGGTTGCGACCACTGCTTTGGACGCTCCACAACCGCACGTGTTTCTAGTTCTCTTGTCAATCTATTTTCAGCCATTTTGTGACTCCAGTTTTAATGCTTCTCTAGCGTATTGTTCATTGGTTAAGCCTAGTTTTTTAGCAATGCTTACTTGACTAGTCTTGAGCTTTATCTTGTTTGAAGACGTACTCCTAACCGCAGGGGCAACTACAGTGCTAGGTTTAGCACGGGTTGGTTCGGGTTTTTCTTCTTCGAAGTTTTCCGCAAACCGTTTGCGCATTGTTTTGTCTAATGTCGCATAGTATTCATCAGATCCAACCACCACACCATTGCGTTTGAGCTTTTCATGTAAGCCTAAAGCAGCGGCAGTCATTTCCTCATCTTGTCCAAACCAACCATTGCGTTCTTGCCACGCCATAGCTCTTTGATCTGGTCTAGGAGGTTGTTGAACCTGCTGTTGTTGAGGTTGTACCTCAATTTCAGGTTCTTGTAAAGTTGGTTTGTAGTTTTTTGCCTGCATTATGCGCAAATTAGCCACTTGCATGGCCTGTTGAGCTTCAATAATGGCATCAGTGTCCCCAGCGTCATAGGCTTCTTTGTACGCCTTTTTCGCCATTTCTAGTTCCATACCAGCGGCATTTTGCACAGTTGAGACATATTCTTTCTCACCTGACGACAATAAACCTTTCATCCGTTTGTTTTCATCTAACAAACGTCTGGCTAGCGTTAAAGCTTCTTGCTGCTCACGGACTGCCGATTCTTTTTCGCGGCGTTCATCGTGCCAAACTTTACGCATTTGTTTGAGTTTGACCTTGACATTCTCATCATAAGAGTCAAGTTCGTCTTTCTCTAATTCTTCAACTAGAGGTCTTGGTAGTGGTGTTTTTCCGCGATCTTCGGTTGGGGTATCATCCTCGATTTCAATACTGATATCGTTTTCAATATTATTATCAACCTCATCGGGAAACTTAAATTCATTTTTTTCAATTTCAGGCATTTTGTACTCCTTTATTTACGTCTAATACCACGTGGATCATCCACAACGGCATCTACTGTGTCGTCATAAATAATCCTAAATTCTCTGCCGTGTATAACTAATCTTGCTCCAGCATTAGGCCGAACCAAAACAAAGTCACCTTGTTTGCACCACGGGCCTGTTGGGAATTTAGCTTTGTCGCTATAACAATCTGGCCCCATCGCAACTACAAACAAAACAGTCGTCAAGACTTCTTCGTTTCTAATTGTTTCGTCAGATTTAGCTATACCATTGTCAAATTCCTTTTCCACTTCAGGAATCGCGCAAAGAATCTTATAGCCTGATGGCCTTGGGAGTTGCTTTGCTTTTTCGGCTTCTGTCGCCTCGTAGTTGTATGCGCCAACTACTTGTGGGTTATCGGGGTTTGTGCCCAATAGAATTTCACTCATTTGATTCCTCTACGTTTCGTTGCAGGTCTAATGTGTATCCCCTTGCGAAGAGCAGACCCTTGATCTCCCCGCAAAGTTTCTTGTAGTCCTCAAAGTTTTCTACACGCCCATCGGCCATGTAATCTTTAATTTGAGAAACTCTTTCGTCAAATTCTTTAATTAAAGTACTGAAGACATCCATTACTCATTACCTCCTATGGGTGTTTTAGGCATAGTGTTTCTTAGCCTCTGCCCCTGAAGATTGGCTTCTATACCCGCTTGCGTTTTACCTTGATCGTGGTTTTGATCCGCAATTTGTTTCTTTCTTTCATGCTCTTGGCGGGCTAAAGTTTGAAACTCATTGTGTCCACGGTCATGGTTTTGGTCAGCAATCTGAGTATTTTTCTGATGGACTTGTTCTGAAATAGTTTTCATCACATCAGCACCAGTTTGTAATAGCCCAATTTGTTTCTGGTTGCGAGACTGCAT